GAGGGAAATCCACCAACTAATGAAATATAATTGCCAGTCCCGGTTTGTGGTCTAAACCCAAGTATGCCTTGTTGAACATTGGGACTAGGAGTGTAATACCAAAATTCTATAGTAAAATTACCAGTGCCAAAAACCATGTTGGTAACTGGTGACACATTGGCATAACTTGAAGTTCCACCGTCTAGAGAACTGCGACCAAACTTAGCTTGGGAAGTTGATATATTACAGTTTGAACCGACCACATTGGCATTCAAACCCAATCGAATACCAGATATCAGTCCGGGTGCGGCAATAAGCATTAAGCATATCCTCTTGTCAATGCGCCATAGTAAGTTGAACCATCATACCATATGGTAGCAATATCAATGGCATTGGCTGCGGTACTTAGTGTTTTGAATCCACCAGCCCACTTCATTGTTGATGTCAACAATCTATTACCAGTGGCATCTTGTGTCAACACCACTACCATGCTTTGTCCAGCTTGTGGAGTTCCGCCCATGGCGTTTAATGTGATGTTGCCAGTTAAGGTGTATTTGTAGATAGAACCCTGACTAGCATCAGGAGTAATTGTGCCAGTGGCATTGCCAGCTGTGACTACTACATCTTTGTAGTTGACAAATTGAACTGATACTGAATTGCCTGTGTTACCAATATTACCAGTGTAAGTTGGCAAGAACGCTGCCACATTGGCATCGCCATAAGTTGAAACAATACCAGTCAACTGACTACCATTGCCCAAGAACACATTGCCTGTAATATTGCCTGATGTAGATATAACATTTGAACCAAAATCAGCTAGGAATGTAGCCACATTACTATTGCTGTAGCTAGCTGGTAAGCCAGTGATGTTTGATCCATCACCATATAGATAAGCGGCTGTTATATTGCCAGTGGCTGTTATGTTGCCTGCGCCTACAAAGTCACCTAGTAAAATATTACCAGCGTTGATATTGCCTGTAGTTGAAATGACATTTGATCCAAAGTCAGCTAGGAAGGTAGACACATTGGCATTGTCATAACTGCTAACAATACCAGTAATGTTTGATCCATCACCATATAGATAAGCCCCTGTGATATTGCCAGTAGCGTTTACATCAAGTGCGTTAACAAAACCACCTGATGAAATATTACCAGCATCAATATTAGCTGTAATTGAAATATTACCAGCATTGATATTGCCAGGTGCTGTGAATAAGCCATCTGAACCAAATGTGTAAATTTGTGCTGTGCCTGTGTTGGCCTGGATAGAAACATTGCCATCAGTGTTTACAGTAACATTAGAACCATTATCAGTACCAAGAATAATGTTGTTAAAGTTACTGCCAATGTGAATATCATAAGTGGTCAAATACACATCTAGATATGCGGCAACATTGGAAGGATCTGGTTGTAAATGTAAATTGCCTGTGCCAATAACATTGATGTTGGCAAAGGTCACATTGCCTGTATTAGTTAAGCCAGTGATGTTTGATCCATCGCCGTACAAGTAACTACCAATAACATTACCAACTGTGATGTTGCCACTTGTACTAATTGAGTTACTACCGAAGTCAGCCAAGAAAGTGGCCACATTGGCATTGTCATAGCTAGCTGGCAATCCAGTGATGTTTGAACCATTGCCATACAAGTAGGCAGCTGAAATGTTACCAAGTGCTGATATGTTACCAGCCGCATAAACATTACCGCCCACATCTAATGCGTTGCCAGGATTTGGAGTATTGGCTATACCAACATTACCATTGTTAACACTAAGTCCTAGTACAGCATTGGCAGGATAAACAGCAGAAGCATTACCATTGCTGGTAAAGAAATCAATGGCATTGTTAGCGGCTATACCAGCATTGTGGCGACTTACAATCCACTGTGGATATTCTGTACCACTTTGGAAATACAAAGTGATTTGTGTGTTGCCAACATCAAAGTTTGCGCCATCACCGTTGGTATATGTGCCTGTCTTACTGGTTATGTTTCCACTGGTACTAATTGAGTTACTGCCAAAGTCAGCTAAGAAAGTGGCTACATTGGCGTTGTCATAGCTACCAGCAATACCTGTAATATTTGAACCATCGCCATATAGGTAACTGGCAATCGCATTACCAACTGTAATGTTGCCACTAGTACTAATCGAGTTACTGCCAAAGTCAGCTAAGAAAGTAGCAACATTGGCATTGTCATAGCTGCCAGCAATACCTGTAATGTTTGAACCATCGCCATACAAGAATCCAGCTATAACATTACCTGCTGTGGAAATATTGCCAGGTGCTAATAAATCACCAGAAGTATCAAATGTTAAATCTTTAAATGTGCCTTGGGAATTACTAGTTAATACAACACTTGTATTAGCAAATATAGCTATTCCGTTAAGATTGTCAATTCCTATTCCACTTGATGAAGCATTGCCAACGCCAGCATTAGCACCTAGATTTAAATTATTATTAGTAGTTGAATAAATCTGTGAACCATTGGTAAGGAATACATTGGCAGCTATAACATTGCCAGTAGTTTCAATTGTGCCAGTGCTACTGATAACATTTGAGCCAAAGTCAGCTAAAAAACTACTTACATTTGAATTACTGTAATTGCCACCTAACAATCCAGCATCAGCATAAGTCAATTCATAAGTGTTGGTATCAAAAAATACCACATTACCAATCGAACTTACATCATTGCGAACTGGATTGACATAAAAGCCTGAATTATTGCCAGTCAAATTGCCACCGGCTGTGATAATGATACTGTTAGCAGGTTGATCTTCAAAGCCAGCGCCGCGCCCAATAGCAATAGCACTATTACCTTGATTATTATTACCAGCGCCTTGTCCTAAAGCAATAGCTAAAGTTCCTTGACTATTATTACCCGCTGAACGGCCAATAGCAATAGCATTAGCACTTTGTGCGCCCAGGCTACCAGCGCCAGCATTACGACCAATAGCAATACTATTGCCGCCTTGATTATTATTACCTGCTTGGAAACCAATAGCTATACCACCATCTTCTTGACCAATTTGAGCTGTATTGCGTCCAATAGCAATAACATTGGCATTGCTAGTAGCATTACCAGCATTTTGACCTAGTCGAACAATATTGCTAAAGTTTAACAGCACATTGGCAGCGATTGTTCCAGTTGCTGATACATTACCAGCTGTTGACAAATTACCAGCTTGAACATTGCCACTAGCACTAACATTGGTTGTTGTCAAATTGCCAGTGCTTGAAATTGTACCAATAGTCAAATTGCCAGTGGCAGAAATACTACCATTAGCAAATATGTTTGCGCCGTGAATATTGCCCAATGCGCTGACGCCCACATTGGTTACCCAAGTGTTGCTGGCAACACTATATTGAAATTGTGTAAGTGCATTGCCAGGATCGCCTACTACAATACCAGCATTGTTGATGTTGGCATAAGTTGTTTGGTTATTGGCTAGATTAATAAACAAATTACTTGTTGTTATAGTATTAACGCCAGTGTAAGTTAAATTGCCCAGAACATTGAAGTTACCTATTACTGTGCCGTCGCCAGCTATTAATATATTACCAGTGGTAACATTGCCACTGGCACTAATTGTATTTGGACTTAGATTGCCCGTGTAGGTTGGCAAGAATGCGGCCACTTCAGTATTGCCATATCCATTGATTATATTAGCGCCATTGATATTGGACAAGTATGAACCATCGCCCACAAAGAAATCAGCTTCTACATTACCTGTAGCATAAACATCTTCAACAAAAATGTCTACAACATTGCCCAATGTGCCAACAAAGTCAGGTAAGAATGCTTGAACATTGGCATTACTGTAGTTTGCTGTGATAGCTGTTTGACTAGCATAAGTTAATTCTTTTGTGCCAGTATTAAAAAACACAACTTGTGCCACATTGGCATTGTCATTACGGACTGGGTTGATGTATAAACCTTGTCGTGTAGCATTTAATATATTACCCGAAGCATTAATAACAATACTGTTAGCGGTTTGACCGGTAAATCCGGATAACTTACCTATAGCTATACTATTAGCTCCTTGACTAGTATTTCCAGCATCAAAACCAATAGCAATAGCATTAGCACCTTGTCCACTGCGTCCTGCGTTGAATCCAAGTGCTACAGCATAAACTCCTTGGCTTACATTACCAGATCCTCGTCCGATAGCAACAGCATTGGCGCCTTGGCTAGTCAAGCCACTGGCCACACCAATAGCAATAGCTGATTCTCCTTGATTAAGGTTACCTGAAGCGCGACCTATAGCTAGACCATCTAATCCTTGATTGTTAAAACCTGCGGATAAACCAATAGCAATAGCATTACCGGCTTGATTGTCATAACCAGCACTGAATCCTAAAGCTACAGATTTTTCGCCTTGGTTGTCATAACCAGCCGCACGACCTATAGCAACACTATTGGCGCCTTGTGCGTTATTACCACTAAATGCGCCAATGGCTACAGCAGAATCTTGTTGTCCAAAAGCACCTGAATTTATACCAAGCGATATAGTATTAGCACTGGTTGAATTAATTCCACCAACGGTGCCTAATCTAACAACATCACTTGCTTGGAGGAAAATATTAGCTCGAACATTACCACTTACACTTACGCTATTGCCACGAAATTGATTGGCAAAAACATTGCCAGTAGTTGATATATTGCTGGTTAATACTTGTAAATATGCCGCTACATTGGCATTGCTGTAATTTCCAGTGCCACCGCCACCGCTTATTGAAGTATTACCAGTTAGGCCGGTATATAAACCAGTGTTGTTGTTTGGGCCAATTATAATGTTTGCCATTCTTTATTCCTTATCGGGTTGCGTAGTTCCACTGGCGGCGTGGCTGAAATACTGATGTTAATTTTGTGTGGCCACCTGACCATTTGCCGAGATTGTTTTGATCTTCAACGGTTTTCCACGCATCAATTGCTTTTTGCTTGTAAATTTGAGCGTCGACTTCACTGTGGCGTTTAACATAGTACTCATGTAAACTGTTGTAAACATAACCTTCTGGCCATGTTTGTAATACTGGATTGGTTTGAACTGTGGTAGGTTCATATCTACTCACATCGGTAATAGTACCTGCTGTGGGAGCTGAATCTGAAAATGTTACGGTTATGCTAGTGCTGTTCACAATAGTGTTCACAGTGACTACATTATCACCAAGTGATCCTGTGCCATCGGTAGCTGTAATAATGTCACCTGGAGCCAAATCAACTGTACTTGTTAATCCGCTAATAGTAGCTGAAAGTCCAGCAATTGATCCTATAGTGCCAGTAGCACTAAAAATAATTTGTTGTTCAGCTGGAGTAAACAACAAGTTCCAAGCCTTGTAGTAGTACAAGTTAACAATTGAGCCTTCAGCTAGATATGGAAGGAATTGATAGTTTTGTCCAACTTCACTGAACTTGCCACGAATAACCACTGGCACATTGACTGGAGCCAAGAAGAATTGAGCAACCATGCTCATGGTAATGATATCTCTGTCACCTATACGGTCATAAACAATCCAAGGACCTGATCCACCATTGGCACCATAATTTGTAGCAAAATTGACGAGGCCATTTACTGTGCCGCTGTTGGCTACATTTAGTACCACATTGGTTGCACTGGTAATCTGACTGATAGTGGCACCATTACCAATGCCTGCGCCAGTCACAGTCATACCAACTTGTAAATTATAACCTGGCACACTGGTCAAGGTTATGTTGAATTGTCCTGCGACACCAGTGGCATTGGCTGAAGTGGTTACATAATTATTGCCCTGTTGGAAAAACAAGATAGGCTTGTTCATGTCAGCTGGGATAGGCATCAATTGATTAGGACCAACTGTACCAAATGTTTCGTATGGATTAGTACGCAATGCTGGTAATTCAATATTACGCATGGACATCTCAGCCATAAAAATACATTCTTTAATTTCGTTTTCGTCTGAACTGCCAGTAAAGTTTAAGAGAAATTGTACTAGCGTATCAGCATCTGGAATAGCAAACATTTTTACAGTCCTTTAAAGAATTTTGTTTCACCCGATTTGGCTGGATATTGTACTTCAATTGGGATAGGCAACCGGCCGCCGGGGTAACAAACATATTGTGGATACTCTTGTTGAACCACACGATAAAATTGTGCTTTGAGAGTACGATCATTTTTTAACACACTCCATGGCATGCCGCCAAAGTATGTATCTGAAATTCTAATAGCTATAACATCGGGCAAGTCCATCCATTTATAGCCAATTTTGCCATCTGGCATTAGTGGCGCTAAGGGATCATGCCAGCCTTTTTCGGCTGCTTCACGATATTCTTTACAGCGCAATGCTACATATTCGGCATTAAATTGTTCGCGTTTGATATAGAACTTGCCATCTTCACGGCCTGTAGTAACCAGTATGTTTTTGCTTTTATTGAAATCTGAGCGTTTCCAATCACCCTTCATGGAACGGTATAAATCGTTATTTTGTAGCAATTTGTCAGCTACACCGTTGTGTGCTGTAACTACGCCACCCGCATCTTGACGCATATGGTCATAATTTGTTTCGGGATCTTCGTTTGAAAGGTATTCGGGTTTGTTTATATCATTGTGCATAACATGTATTTAGTGCTAGATAGAGAAAGGTGGTTTATACAAAAGAAAAAAGCACACCGAAGTGTGCTTTTTCATATTGCTTGTTATTAAAAACGCTACCCTAAGATAGCAGGAAATTAATAAGTGTTGCTTGCGCGAAGTACTGTTGCGCTTGCGCGAGGTGCTGTTACATTGGCGCCAGTTGTAGAGATGTTGTTCAACATGCCTACGCCAGCTGGGTTACGCACAATCAAAGTACCTTCCATAATGAACTGATCTAATGACGCATCTGCGTTACTAAACACTTCATTGTTAGGACCTAAATCGCGTAATGAACCCCATTGTAACACTTCTTCGTTCAAGAAGTAGATACTATTGCTTACACCAGCTGAGTCCATGATCCAAGAATCAAAAATCTCATATGTGTAATTGAAGTCACCTTCGTAAGTCTGGATTGTGTCACCACGCTCAGAATTTACACGGTTGATAGTACGACTTGTTGGGAATGTATCACTTAACATTGTACGCAAACTTGTTGGCGCAACAACTGTACGGATCTTAGCATTGTAACGCTGTTCTGCTACAGTTACTAATTGACGATAGTTGATTGGGCTAAACAATTGGTTTGTGAATGTACCAGTGTAGAATGTTGTACCGTTTGCATTAACAGTGAAACTGTTGGCTGTAGCTACGGCATTGTCAGTACTAGCATTGTTTACACTGGTTGTGATACCTGTCAAGTTACCAGAAGTTGTATTGAAACTTTGTGTTCCAGCAAAAGAACTCAAAGAACCCATACGACGGCCAGTTTGTGTGTTGCCACTAGCGCCACCAGCTGTACCAGCTTGTCCACCATACTGTGTACCAACTTGGTCATTACGGACCAACTGTTGTTCCACATCGAACATTAATTCGATTAGCTGCTTAACTTCTTGATATGCTTGTGGATCTCCACCGGACTGCATAACTGCGCGAGCTGAACCAGAAGCTGCGATTGTGGTCGCAAAAATCTGTGTGTAGTTCGCTAAGTTGTAACGGGTGTTACTTTCAGCTTGTGCTGTTGATACAGGTGCGCCTTCAACCCATGCTTGGGTCTCTGGTAAGCGATAGATGTCATCTGTCCATAAAGGCAAAGTACTGTTTACTTTACGCTTTTTGGTCATACACATGTTCAATACAGGTGTGTCATCTTTAACGCGATTGGATACATCTAAATCTAAGTCTTTGACAACGATATCTGCGCCATAAGCTGTTGTACCATTACCAATTTGACTTGTTGTAATTTCTGCCATGTTATTCTCCTTGAATATTATATAGGCTAAATCAACGACTTCCTCTGGACGCTCTTAGCCGGGCTAATTGCGCTACGAGTAAGTTGTCTGCGGCTTTTTTATCACCGCCCTTGGCTTGTTCACGAAGTCTTTCAACAGAATCTTGTTCGTTCTTGCTGTTTGTGGTTGAAATGCCTTTACGGCCTGTCAACGCAGCTACAGAACTGCCAGCTTGTTTTACTGAAGGACGATTTCTAAACTTTAATCCATCTCTTACAAGTCCTAGTAGGAACTCATCAGATGAAATCAAATCTATATTCTTTACTCCAGGCAATGTTTCACCATTAGCATTAGCCCAAGCCTTGCCAATCTTTTCTCTTAATTCATTGTACACATATTCGTTTTTCAACTCTTTATCTGTAAATGCTTTCCGAGATTGTTCAAGGATTCCAGCTACCTGTTGCTTGCGAAGTTCTCTAAATTGATCTAAATTAGGTTTAATGCGTCCAATAACTTGACTTTGTTGTTGCATGTAGCGATTGTTTTGCTCCATACTTGCCATTATCCTTGCTTGTTCAGCAGGGTCCTGGGTTCTATTAAGTTGTTGTTGAAAGGTCACATTATAATTTTGAGTTTTTAGGATCTCATCATAAGCTCTTTGTAACTGCGGTGCTACTGTAAATTCCATTGCTAAAGTAAGGCCTTCTTGTTGACTTCTTTGCTCACGCAAATATTCATCAAACTCAGCTTTTTCTATCTTTAACTGTCTTGCATCTTCGTGTATCGCTGATCCTTGTCCTAATATAGCGGCTGCTTTCTTGGCATCAACAACAATCTCTTTACCATTACGCATAAACTTGAACTTGGCGTTCGGATTAGTTTCTGCGAAATCGATAAAATCGATTAGTTCTTCTTGCGTTGAGTCTGCGTCTGTATTATCACTTACAGTTTCCTGGGTGTCATATTCTTCAGTGCTACCTTCTACATCTTGGTACTCGTCATCTGCGACTTCTGGCTGGGCATGGCCCTCGGGTGCCACAGGGGATTCAGCATTTGCCTCAGCTGTTTCACCTGTCTCAGTGCCTTCGGTAGCTCTAAGCTGGTTACGCAAAGTCATTGACTTCATAGCGTCCATTTTAGCGGCTATTGATTGATCCGATATAGCAACTGCGTTGTTTTCAGTGGCCGTAGCTTGTGGGCTATTAGGCATGATATTTTCTGTCATAAGACTTCCTTATTGTTTTCGGTGGGATCATTAGAACCATTCTGATGATTTACCACTCGTTTTTTATAATACACTGAACGAGTCAATGTATCAATAAAACTTTGTAAGCCTGCTAATTGATTACTTATCGCGATACGGCGATTATTGTCCTCTAGCGTATGGCCTACTATGGCTGACAAACTGTCAGTCAACTCAAATTTTGTTGTGTGAATAAACAAAGCCAGTTGTTTGTTCTTTAATAATGCTTCAGCTTCAGAACCATTAGCTTTGATGCGGTCCAATTGAGCGGGAGTCATGGTCTTAATGTTGTTAAGATTAACTGTTACCCTTGAATTGAATGCTTCTAAAGCTACCTGTTCTATCATTAATATACCTTGGGATCACCTTGGGCTTGCGCCATGTATTCCAACTGTGTTTTGGCACTGGTGCCAGTCATTTCAGCTTTGATCTCTTCAATTTTAGCTTTGTTAAGGTCAGCTTGTGAGATCTTGTATTGATCTTCTGGGCTTGGTCCCTTAGCCTGTTGAGCTGCTTGTCCTTGTTGAATCATTGTCATAACTTCTTCATCAGTTGGCAAGTATGTATCACATTCTTTAATACCCAAGACATAAAGTGTATCGGCAAAAGGCTTTTTAACCTTTTTGTAAATCTCTGGAGTTAGTGTTCCAGTAGCAACCATTTGCTGAATAGTACCACTTAAACCTTGTTGTGTTTGGATAATAATTTGTTGGCGCTGTAATTGGTTTTCTTCGCTCATCATGCCTAGGGCTAACTCCATGTGAATCTGTTTACGCTCACAGAAGTTCATTTCATCCCAGGATTGATAGTCTAAAAATATGGGTTCTTTGCGATCATTGTATTGCTGAGCCAATTTCTTAACTCCGTAATCATCGCCATACTGTATTAGTGTACGCCATACAATCCAAATCATTTCTTTTAAGCCATCTGCGGCATTACGCACAGCATTATCTTGGATAATTTGGTTAGGACCCAGGGCCATTTGTAGTTTGGCACCACTGTTGCCCGCACTCATGACTTCTGGATTAAACACATCTTGTGGTTGTGTCATACCCACAATGGCCATAGTGTCTTGTTGTATACGATTCATGGCCACATCCATAAAGCCTAGATTTCCGCCTGGACTTGGCATTGGATACACATCGGTACTGGGATCAAACTTAGAATCTAGAATAAAGATAGCGGCTTCGCCATCCTGCATCATTTCAAAGTCTACTTTGTCAGGTTTAACACCAATGCGTGGTGTAGCTGTTAACAATCCCAACATGATTTCAGCGCGATGTCCAGCTGTAGCATACTCCTGCATAGGAATAACTGATTCAGCTATTGACATACCGTAGAAATTGCCTGGCAATGGCTTGGGACACATATTGGCCACAGGAATAAACTCTACTTCTTTGGCACTAAGAATAAAACTGCCAGAGAAAACTATTTCAATTAGTTCTAATTCGCCATCTCCGTCGATGTCATAACGGTCCCATACAGTTAATATGGTAACTTGACGACTGTCAGGATCTGCTCCAACGCCTGACTCTACTGGAATACCCATAACAGGAACACTATCACGGGCGTGGATAGCCAAATTATTGAGAACAGAACCAGCTTGGTATGCTCCATTTTGATTGTACTCCGCGTGCATACGAAATTCTTCGATATGATCATTTATTTGTGGATATAATTGTGTGGCTTCTTGAATACTCATGGGATCATAGAATCCACAAAACGCTTGATCCTTCATTTCTTGTACAGTAGGATCGCAGATCCAGTAGTGTTGTGCTATGTTTCTAAACTTGATGTGTAAGTTCCAGCCAGTCAATTTGTATTTGGCACTATAAATTGTGTTGCGATTGATAGCTTCTTGAATCATGTCATCAGTATCAGTCAATTCAATGTCTTCTGCTTCTTGTTCACCGCCCGTGTCAATACGACTTTGTAAATTGGCAGCAAATTGTTCTTGTGGCAAGTTCTGTGCGAACTGTTGTGTTTCCATCATGACTTGTTGGAAGTTAACACTTTGTTTTCTACGGCTTTGGCGTAGTACAGTAAGGCCTTGTTCTTCAGCTTGGCGTTCAAATGCCAATAATTCATCTCTAGTACCTTGTGTTTCCACATAGCGTACTGTTTGTTCACGCTTGGGTAGGACCATGAGCATGCCATTTTTGTGCATACAAGCATCCATAATCCAACGCTGTAGAATAAAATGTGGATCATTGTCTTGGTTAATGACTTTGCTAACCATGTTGGTAGCTTGTCTAGCGGCTTCGGAATCCGATTCGTTTTCGGGCACAAATTCAAGATTGATTTCGCCTTGTGGGCACAAGCCCTTGGCAATAACGGCTGTTACATAATCAACGCAGGGTTTTACTACGGGGTGAATATAATCGATGCCATTTACAGGCGCTGTACTTTCATTAACTGCCAGGCACAAGTAGTGATAATCACTGGCACGGTTTACAGCATTTTTTGTTCCTAGGTAGCGCAAGTAACTGGCGCATTTGGTGTCTAATTGACCTTTTAATTTAACGAATCTAGCCAATGTAGCATTGTTAGTATTCAGTTGCATTAAGACTTTGTTTTTGATATCCAGCATTTAACAGGGACCTTTAGTGTTGTAACTTTATTTAGTAAGATCCTCCCAATGTGGTATTAGTTAACGCAATTATAGGTGTCCGTGGTACAGGCTGAGCGCACAGTAACCCACATTACGCAGGTCCATATGTTATTGGTTTTTGTCATAGTTACAATAGCAAAATTGCTTATGCGAGCTTGGGTGTATGTGGCCACTTGGTCACGGGTAATTTGTTGGCGGCTAGTTTGTATTTCGGATGCTATTACAATACCAGCTGCTTGTTCTACTGCTGTGCGAAAAGCATCTTGTCTAGCCAAAGCAGGTGAATCGCCGTAGCCAGTTACCATAACTGTTTTGAATATATTGGTGGGCAAGTTAAGTTCACGCCTTACTGTCAAATCAGGCACCGAAGTTTGACCCCGGCTGTAGCCTGAGTCGCTTAACAGCCATATGATCAAAATGATTAGTATTAATAAACGCATACAACTACTATAACAGCAAAGCTATTTGTCGTCAACTACTAGTTGTTCGGATTGTATACCCGTTTCAATTCGGATTGTTTTGGTTGCTTTGGAATGACTCTATCCCGTTGTGACCGCATGCGCTCTCTAGGAGTACGGTTGTCCCACGGTTCGGCTATGCCTTGTAAGCAGGCCATTAAGCCATAACGAGCACTATCGATACAGTCATCCGGATCACTAAAACGGCCTTGTTCATCCACATAGTAGTTTTGTGCTTCACGCAAGAACTCCACACAATTTTCGTTTACCATCATGGTGCCAAACTCCAGCATTTGGCGCATTTGGTTGATACCATAACTTTTATGATTGGTCACACGGCCCTGACTATCAGGCGGATTCATTATGGCTTTTTCATACACATTCAATTCATACTGCTCAAAAAGCTCACGGATACTAGAACTAGACATAGTATAACGACCTGCTGTGTTGGCATCAGAAGGTAGTACGATAGGAGTTCCAAATACTTCTGGCCTAAGGAGATGGTTGATATACTGCGTGGGAACCGCTTCCTCCACGCCTTGTACAACAATTTGCTTGTGTAGATAAACCACCCGCTCACTCGGGTCCCAATACAATAATGAAATAACCGTTTTATCATTTAC